GCAGGGACTCGATCGCCTGCATCGTGGTCTGGATCACGATCCCCTCCGTGGCAGGCGGTGCGACAGCGCCCGGGCCAGGGCCTCGCGTAGGTGCCGCCGCAGCGTCTCGCGGCCCACCGACCGAAACTCCTCGATCATCCGCTTCATCCTGTCCTTCATCTCTCGTCCCTCCGTGTATGGTGCCCCGTCTCGTGGGGCGGCCGGCTCGCGCCCGGGCGAAAGGCCCCGAACCCGTCACGAACTGCCGGTGTTTTCCGCGACCGCCGGCGGCGCTCTCCCCGGGGCGTGCGAAGCCCCTGCGGCCGGGAGCGGCCGGCAGAGATCAAAAAGGGATGTCGTCCTCCGGGAGCGTCGACGCGGCGGCGTCTGCCTTCTGCTTCGGCGTCCGCCTGGCGGCCGGCTTGGCGTCGGCTGCCGCGGCGGCCTCCGCCGGCGGCTCGAAGCCGCCGACGTTCACGAACAGCCGGCCGCTGTTGCCGACCTTGTGGTAGATGCGGGCCCGGACTCGCCGGCCCTTCAGCGTGGCCGGCGTCGCCGCCGCCCACTCGCTCGCCGACATGCCCAGGGCCGCGGCGAGCTGCGACACGATCTTGCCGGCCCACGCGGCGCCCTTGGGCATGTCCGCGAACACCAGGCCGTACCGTCGGTCGTCGTGGCCGAGGTCCACTCGCATCCGCTTCGCGTCCTCGACCACCTTGGTGATCCGGAACTCGTGATCGCCCTCTGGCACGAGCTCGGCCTCCTGCTCCTGGGCCGCCACCGGCTCAAAGCACTCGTTCAGCTCCCAATCCATGGTTACTCCTTCGCGGTGAGACCATGCCGCTCCGCATACGCGCGGATCGCGGCCTGGTGCTCGGGGGTGTAGTGCTTGTGCCCGTACTGCCGGGCGGTCGGGATCGGCCGGCATGCCAGCCGAACGTCGTAGATCCCCAGGGCGGGGAACTCGGCCTGCACCCAGGCCCACAGTTCCGACCAACGGATCCACGACCGGGGCCGGCTGTCGCCCCGCATGGCCGAGAACGTCAGCCACTCGATCCTGCTCATGCCTGGGCCTCCCGGGCGAGCTTCGCCGCCTGATCGAGCAACCGCTGGGCCCAGCCGGACAGGACCGCAGAGGCTTCCAGCAGGGCGACGGAGCGGTCCTGGTGCCATCCCTTCGCCTCGACCAGGTAGCGGCCGTCGAACTCGTCCGCGTAGAGGCGGCCGTCGACCTCGACTGCGTGAGCCTGGCGGCGGCGGACCCAGACGCCTTCCGGCTCGATCTCACGCCCGAGGTCGATCTTGTGGAGGATCATGTGGCGGCCTCCGCCTTGGCCGGCTCGATCGCATCGTGCCGGGCCTTGATCATCGCCTCGAGCTTCGCGGCCTCGTCCGCCGTGAGCTGGGCCTCGCTCGCGAGGACATCGACGCGGTCGCCGATCCTCCCCAAGGCCCGCACGTCCTTCGCCTGGGCGATGTGCTGGGCCACCGTCTCGTAGAGCGGCGGCTCGCCGCCGGCCGGCTTGGCCTTCGTGGCGAAGATCGGGGCCAGGGCCTGTATCGTCATGGGCAATTCCGCCAGCAGGCCGTAGCGGTTCTTGGCGTCCCAGGCCGCCGTCCGCTCGGTGAACAGAACGCGGTCTTTCCCGCCCTTGGCCCGCGTCCGGCCGTCGGTGCCCTCGACCAGCCGCGTCCGGTAGTTCGCGAACAGGAGCACGTCCGACCACTCCTTCACCAGCGGCGAAACCTGCTTCGACAGCTTCAGCTCGTAGCGGTCCCAGCCCTCGTCCATGTCGGGCGGCGTAGTCCGCTTCACGGTGGAATGGCCCACCATCACCACATGGACGCCCTTGGCGATCAGCCCGTCCAGCAGGGCGAGCAGCTTGCCGAACTGCTCGCAGAGCTTCGTGAAGCCCTTGCCGAACCCGTAGTCCTCGACGCTCGTCTTCCCGTCTTTGCGGAGCATCGACTCCAGCAGAAGACGTTCCGCCCAGTCGACACTGTCCACGACCACCGTTTGGAATCCCTGGGCGTTGCCGCCGAGCTCGACGAGCGCGGTGTGCAGCGTCATCCAATCCGGGCACACCACGCGGGCACAGTCGATCCGGCCGGTTCCGTCCTCGGTGTCGAGGACCACCGGGTTCGGCCACTGGGCAGCGAGCGTGGACTTGCCGATCCCTTCCGTCCCGTACAGCACCGTCCGTGTGGCCCCTGCCTTGACCCCTCGCTCGATCTTGATCGCCATCACGCCCTCCTACTGGTTGAAGATCCGCGGCCGGCCCACGCGGGCCGCTGCCGCCCCGGCCGGCGATCCGTCGCCGGCCAGGTCCGTCCGTCCGTGCCTGCCGGTCTCCGCCCGGCTCCGTCTCCGCCGCAGTCCGTAGCGGCGGTCTTCCTGTGCGTTGATCCAGAGCGCCGCGGCGATCACCAGGGCCGCAGTCCCGAAGCCCATGAACAGCCCGGCCGCGATCACCCACACGCCCAGCCACTGCTCCAGACTCATCGCCACACCTCCCCGGTTTCGTCCTCGAGGTACGGCCAGGCGTTGTCCCGGGCGCTCTTGGCCTGGAGCAGCGTCACGCGGTTCACGCCGCAGCCCACGCGCTCGACCTCCGCGATCAACGCGGCCAGGGCCCGCAGCGGCCGGCAGACCGCGACCGTGACGTGGTGGGCGAGCCGGCCCTCGCGGCGGACCGCGTGGTCTGCCTTGTGGGCCGATCGGTGCAGCGCGGTGTCCGCCCGGCTGAAATGCTTCGCCATGGTCAGTACCCCGCGAGCAGGCAGGCGGGGATGATCCACTCGTTCCCGTGCCGGTCCGCGATCGTGATCAGCCCGGAGGCCGTCACGTCGAGCACGCGGCCGGGGATCGGCATGGCGCCGACGGCCGGCTGGAACCAGTGCTCCTCGCCGACCTTCACACCGTGGCCGTGGGTCTCGGCCATCCCAGCGGCGGCCCCGGCGGCCTCCGCGTCTCCCGGCATCCGTTCCATGTTGGCTTCCATGCCATCTACTCCGTTCGTGAAATGAGGTCGAGCAAACTACCGGGCGAGCACCGCAGCCACCAGCTTCAGCACCACGATCCCCAGTTCGATCCACAATTCGACGTTCATCGCAAACTCCGTTCACGGGTGACATCCACCGCCTTGCCATCCATGACGAGCGGGGAGGTTACTACGCTTATCGTTTATTGGTCAAGAGGACTTTCGCCTTTCTTGGAAACGACGCTTTTCCGCGGAGAAACGACGGCTAGTCCGCGTCGCGGAGCGCCTTGGCCTGGGCGATGAGGTCGGACAATTCGCCCTTGGACATCCCCGGCCGGACGCGGATCCCGAGGTCGATGGCGTAGGCCACCTGCCGCTCCGTGGGCGGGTCACGACGCCAGGCGTTGGGTCTGCGGGGCCAGGTGAACAGGCCGGCCAGGCCGAACACGGCGCCGAGGCCGGCGCTAAACGTGCGGGACTTCGGGTCCGATGCCGCGAGGAGCAGCATCACCGCCGCGAAGCCGACTAACATCACCGCGGCCAACAGACGGACCGCGTACTTCAGCCACTCGACCACCGGCGCCTCCGATCAGGCGGCCGTTCCCTTCCGTGGCCTTCCGCCTCGTTTCTTCCGGGTCTCGGCGGTCCGCTTGCTGAGACGCTCGACCTCGTCGAGATAGTAGAACACCCGGCGGGGGGATTCCACTACCCGCCGCAGGTCTCCCGATTTGTAGAGCTGCCGGAAATAGCCGTCGGTGCAGCCGCAGATCTTCGCCGCCTCCCTGGGCGACACGAGCTTTTTGCCGGTCTTGGGGTCGATCACCATCGCCATAGCCTCCGATGCTAGGTGGAAGTGTCCTCCGATCAAGCCGCCCCGCCCTCGGCCGCAAACCGCAGTTTCGCGGCCGGATCCGGGGTGCGATCCCCGGACAGGATCGGAACGGTTGAAAGTGGCGGGGGTGGGAGCACACCCTTCACAGCCCCCATGAGCCGCACAATCGGAACCCACCCACGGACGGAGTTGCCCCGCATGGATGCGTGACCTATCTCCACTCGGAGGATCACGCCATGACACTCACCACATTCCTGACTACCGTCTATGTCCCGCTTCGACTTCGTGGCCGCAGCCGAGAATCGGTCCGCCTGCTGAACCACGCGATCACGCAGTTCTCGCGATGGTTGAAACGGCCAGCCACCCTTGAAGACTTCGACGACCTGGTCGTCTCCCAGTTCCTGACGGCGAGGGCCGAACACCTGGCCCCCGAGTCGGTCGCCCGGGAGCGGTCCGGCCTGCTGGCGATGTGGAATCTCGCCCAGGCCCGCGGGCTCGTGAAACTGCGGCCCTGCGTCGCCCCCGAGCTCGTGCCCGAGAAAACGCCGCGGGCCCTCACCGAGCAGGAACTCCAGCGGGTCTACGCTGTCGCCTCCCGGCTGTCGGGGTGGGTCGGGCCGGTGCCGGCCAATCTGTTTTTCCCCACGCTGATCGCGGTGTTGTTCTACACGGGCGAGCGCATCACCGCGACGCTCGCGATCCCTCGGGACCGGTATCGCCGGCCGTGGGTGATCGTCCCGCCCCACACCCGCAAGGGCAAACGGCAGGAGCGGGTCTACGAGCTGCCGCCCTGGGTGTGCGACATGGTGGAGAATCTGCTCGCCAGTCACGGCGGGCCGACGATCTTTTGGTGGGGATGCTCGATGAACGCCCTACGCAAACGCTGGAAGACGATCACCCGGCGTGCCGGACTGGGCGAAGGGCGCGAGGTCCAGTTCCACGTCATGCGGAAGAGCACGGCCAGCCACCTGGACGCCGCCGGCGGGGACGCTACGCAGTATCTCGGCCACTCGTCGGACGCCATCACGCGGCGGAACTACCTGGACCCGCGCGTGACCGGACGCGACCGGCGAAAGCCTTGGGAACTGCTGCCGCCAATCGCACCGCCGCAGCCGCCGGCCGGCCCCGAGGCGGCCTAGCGGCGGTGCTCGACCTGGTGCTGCCGCAGCAGCTCGCGAGGCACGGCCTTCCGCACGGCCTCCGCTGCCTGCGCCAGGTGCTCGCGCGTGACGCCACGCGGCCGCCGGCAGCACAGCGTCGCCCCGGCCAGCGTCGCTGCCCGGTGGACATCCACGATCCGCCGGTCGTACTCGAGCTGGTCGCGGACGACCGCGCGGCCGCCGTCCCGTCCGAGCACGTCGACGACCCGGCCGTCCGAGTGGTAGTTCATCACCTCAACCGCCGTGCCGGTTCCAATGTTCGCCAGGACCGCCAGTGCCGGGGCGTGGCCCGGCAGCCGCTTTTGGCCGCACACGAACAGGTACGGCAGGCGAACGCCGGTCTTTGTCTCGAACTCCCGCACCGTTTTCCCGGTGCCGTGCAGATCCACGAACAGCGTCCCAGCCGCCAGTTCGCGGGCGTAGCGGACGAACGACTCGCTCGGCCGGCGGAGCGTCTGGCGTGAGGCATGGAACACGCCGACCTCGCCGCCGTAGAGCACGCGGTAGATCTCGCCGAGGAGGATCGCGTCACGCGAGACGAACATGATCCGGTCCGGCTGGGCCGTGGCGGCGTAGTCGTGGACCAGGGCCGCAGCCACGAGCAGAAACGGGACGTTCGCCGCCGCGGCCTTGCCCCACCAGCCGGCCTCGTCGGACCGCGGCGGGTGCGGATTCTGGAGCCGCGCGGCGCGGGCCGCCGCGGCGATCTCCCACAGCCCGGCCCGCTCCCAGACCTGCTCGGCCGCCGTGGGCTTGCCGCCCTTGTAGAGCTCGGCCGACAGGCCGGCAGCCCTCGGCCCGTCGTGGTCGCTCCGGGCGTTGTCGCCGACGTGCAGACTGGACTGACGGGCGGCCTCGGACCGCCACCACCGGCCGGTCCATTTCCCGTCCCAGCTTGTGACGATGTCCACGGTCGAGGGGATCCCGATCCGGTTGGCGAGCTGCCGGACCTGGGGCATCGAAAAGTAGGTGTCGCTCACGATGCGGTCCCCGGGCCTGACGCGGGCGACGTTCTCCGCGATCGGGAACGCTCCCCGCAGTTCGGCCGCCCACTCGTCGCGGGCCAGGGCGTCCACGCGGCCGGCGTCCCAGCCGGTGATCTGCCGGACCTGGTCGAAGATGCCGGCCCACGTCTTGTCGCTGCGTCGCTCTGCCTCCTGCCGGATCGGGACGTAGGCCGGGCCGCCCACGGCCTCGAACACCCGCCACGGCTCATGTCCGGCGGCCCTGCCTAGCAGCGTGTCGAAGAAGTCCCAGGATGTCATCGGAACATCCGCTCCTTCACGGGGCGGCCTGACACGTCGCTCGTGCCGGCAGACTGCCCGCACAGCCACGGAGACACGGCGTAGCAGGCGATCCGCCGATCACGGTGCAGGATGCCGAAGTGGTGGTCGACATGGTGGCGGGCCTTCCACAGGGCCGGGTCGGGCCGCAGGTGATCGCGGAGCGTCTCCAGGGCCCCGCGGCCGAACACGGCGTAGGCGTGGGTGCGGTTGACGTTCCGGCCGCGGACGAGCCCGGGCGGCCCGGGCTCTGCCCGGGACAGATGCTGGCCACCGAGGTAGAGCTGGCCGCAGTCGGCAGGGACCTCGAGGGCCGCCAGCCTGTCGGCGAAGTCCGGCACGAACGTCGCGTCGTCCTCGAACACCAGGATCGAGTCGACCTCGATCGCGAGGGCGTAGTCGATCACGGCCCGGTGAGACTGGTAACACCCCCACGCGCCGGGCGTGGTCTTCCACCAGGCGGGCGGCGGCTCGGCCTGGCCGTCGACGGCCGGGTAGGGCAGGGCGTCGAGCCGGCCGTCGAGCCGCTCGTAGAACGCGGCCAGCCGGTCGGGCCGGCGGGCGAGCGAGATCACGACGACGCGGTCGAACATCGGGCAGCCTCCACGACAAGCTCCCGGAGATCGTCCGGTGTGCCTGCGTTGACGATCACGCGGTCGATCAGCTCGGGCGACACGCCGCGCTCGCTGGCATGGCCGCCGCCGTGGCAGTCGGTCCCGGGCCTGATCACCTGCCAGATCTTGCCGCCACGAGCCCGGATCGACTCGGCCTCGTTGTCGAATCGCACGTCCGCGACCACGATCCGGTCGTACCCCTGCCGCTCCATGTTCGAGATCCGCTCGTGCAGGTGACGGACCCAGATCTCCCGGTCGATCATGTCGCGGCCCCACTCCGTGCCGATCGTTTGCAGCAGTTGCCGCGGGCTCTTGCCCAGCCAGAAGATCGGCTCCTCCTTCGTGCGGCGGTCGCGGAGCATTTCCGGGGCGATGCCCGTGAGCGCGGACACCATGGCGTAGAGCGGGTCGGCCAGTTGAACCGTCACGGCCCCCGGCACCATCGACGCGGCCAGGCTCTTCCCGGCGCCGATCTTGCCCGTGATGCCGATCACCGCCGCGCGTCGCTGCATCGTGTTTCCCTCCAGGTATCGGACCATCCGCACGAGATGCACGACCCAGGAGGCTAGAGACCCGCTCGTGCCAGTCCAGGCGCCAGAGAATCGCCGGGCCTCACGCTCGGCCTGGTCGAGGTCGGCGGCGTCGAGCCACACGGCGGGCCTCATGTCAGTCTCCGAGGTAGCCGCGGCCGTCGACGTGTTCCGTCAGCCGATAGCCCAGGCCGTATAGGATTTCGGCGAGCGTTCCGGCCACATCGGCCGTGTGCTCCTCAGTGGCGAACGCCTGGAGCGCGTGAAGGGCCTCGTGGATCTCCGTGTCGAGCCTCGCCTGGCCGTCGTGGCCGGCAGTCGCGTCGATGGTGATCTCGCGGTTCGTGTAGTCGCACAGCCCGAACAGCGTTCGCATCGGGCGATACTTCCACCGCCACTTCCGGCCGCCGATCTGGAAGGTGCGCGGCGTCATGAGCTGCGGACCTTGCCGTCGGCGGTGATCCGCTGGTTCGCCACGTCGAACGAGCCGTCGGCGTGGACCGTCGCGGTCGCGAATCCCCAGTTCCACTTGTTGATCCGCGCGTACTCGGGCCGCAGGTCGCAGAGGCAGCCGGTGGACCAGCAGAAGACCTCCGCGCCGAACATGTCCGGTTCGCAGTGGCCGCTCGTGCGGTGCCCGTGGCCTTCGAGGACCGTGTGGTGGAGGCGGAGGAACGCCCCGCGGGCCTGGTTCACCGGCGCGGATATGCCCTTCCCTTTCTCGTGGCCGTGGAGCACCGGCAGCCGGCCGGCGAGGATCGGCCGCTGGTCTTCCACCAGGTCGATGCCTTGGTCCCGCAGCCGCAGCCAGTGATCCAGCCCCATTTCGGGCTCGTCGGAGATCTCGGGGGCGTGCTGGTACAGCCACAAGCGCCACCGCTCCTCGTGGTTCCCGGCCTTCAAGACGATCGGGATCTCCGGGAACGTCTGACGCAGCCAGCCGAGCAGCTCGCGGATCGCGGCGAGCTCGCTCTTGAAGTTCCGTTTCGCGGGGTTCTTCGTCCACCGGCTGATCGCGTAGAAGTCGGCGATGTCGCCGTTCAAGATCAGGGCCTGGATCCGGTCGCCCACCAGGGCGTCCACCGCGGCCCGGAGGGCGGTCTCGGAGTGGAACGGGACGTGGATGTCCGACAGGATTCCCACCGGCCCGGTCGCGTCCAGCGTGTAGGGCTCCCAGCCGTCGGCCTTGCTCGGGGGCATGGCGTAGACCTGCCCGGCCTGCCGGGCGGGCCGAACCGGCCGCCCCACGTTTGCGGCATGCCGGCGATGGTTCGCCCCCTTGCGGCCGAGCAGGTAGCGGATCCTGCCGTAGGCCTGGTCGAGCGTGAGGGCCCCGTTCGATTCAGCCTGGAGCCGGCGGCCCAGCGTCTTTGCCGGGGCGTCCGGGTGGGTCGCGATCAGCCGCTCGGCCAATCGCCCGAGGTCGTCGAGTCCCTGGGCTCCCTTCGCCACCATGTCGGCCTCCTTGCTCACGCGGGCAGGTAGAACTGTTTCGCGGCGATCAGGGCCCCGCGGATCCTCCGCTGGACGATGTCGCCCCAGACGTTCAGCCACGACTGGCGCTTCGAGCATCCACACCGTTTCGCGCCAGTCCAGCGTCGCCACCGCCGTTTCGTGATCCCGAGCCGGCGAAGGCCGCGTTCGACCAGGTCGCCCACGCGGATTGGCCGCCAGCCGTCAGGCTCGGAACCGGACGAGACGATCGCGGCGAGCTGCTCGTTCGTGAGCCGCTCGGTCGTCGCGTGGCAGGCGGCGTAGACCCTGCGGCTGCGGACCAGGGCGGTCCGGCCACAATGCACACACGTCGCCCGCCAGCGGCCGGCTGTTCCCGATTCGCGGAACCCAAACTGGCAGAGCATCAGGACGACCCAGCCTGGAGGCTGATCTCGTAGGTGTAGTCCGGGCAGCGGCGGCGGAACAGGACGCCGCGGTTGGGCTTGCTGGAGGACGGCCCGACAAAGTCGTCCACCTCTCCAAAGGGCACGACGAAGGGGCCGTTTCTGCCGATGATCCCTCGGCGGAACGGCGCGCCGACGTGGCACACGCTCGGCTCGGAATGAATCGCCAGGTAGTTACTGCCGGCGTCGTCGATCGTCAGGCCGGTGATCTGCCCGAAGGTCGCGCTGCCGGGATCATCGTCCACCGTCGCCGAGACCTCCAAGCCGCTGCCCGCGCTCGGCGAGAGTTGCTGGATCGCGACGGTGATATCCGCGACGATCGCCGGAGCCTCATCGTCCTCGAGGTAGAACGACCCGCCGTCGTTCACGGTCACGCTCTCCAGGACGCCGGTGTCGCGGTAGTACTCGCCGCCATATTCGATCACGAGCGCCGCGACGTGGCCGCTCTCGTAGTAGTATTCGCCGGCCCCGTCGATCGTGATTCCGGTGATCGCCCCGCTGCCGTCCACGCTGGCGACCGTGATCGACGCGGCCGCCTGCTCCACGTCGTCCTCCGCGATATCCACCGTCAGCGTGTCGCCCTCGACGTAGCCGGACCCGCCGGCCACGATCGACACGGCCGAGATGCCCCACGTCTCGGGCGTGCCGCCGTTGCTCGTGAGCGTCACGCCCAGGTCAGCGTCCGCGCCGGACCCGCCCGAGAGGCTGACGGTCGGCTCGGAGACGAGCGTCTGCACCTGGGCGAACCCGAGCGCGTAGCCGGCCGACTGATCGGACGCGGTCTTCGGCACGAGATCAACGTACTCGCCGAACCGGTAGCCGCTGCCTACGCTGTCCACCGTGGCCCCGGTCGGCGTCCATGTTTTCGGCGGCCCGGCGTTTTCGTCATACGAAAACGTCAGGTCGGCGTTCGCCCCGTTTTCGTAGGAGTAGATGTCGAGCTCGGGCTCCTCGCGTGCGGTGACAGCCGTCGCAGACGCCGGCGTCACCTCCACGCCGGGGGCCTCGACCGTCACCGACAGATTCTCCGCGTCGATGTAGTTCTCGCCGCCGTCGTCGCCCGACCCGGAGGCGATCACGATCGAGTCGATGCTCCAGACCGGCCGGCCGCATTCGTCCTCGCCTTCGGCGAGCGTGATCAGCAGATCGGCTCCGGTGCCGGAAATGCTGGTCACGACAACGGTCGGCTCCACCCGGCCGAGCACGGCGTAGCCGGTGCCTGGGTTCGTGACCTCCACCGCGCCGATCGGCCCCTCGTCCACGCCCGGCTCGCCCACCGGCAGCGTGGCCCGGCCGGCGAAGCCGCTGCCGAAGCAGCTCTCGATCGTGAACGTCACCAGGTCGTCTTCGTATTCGCCGTCGCTGTCGGTCGTGGTGTCGGTGTAACTCCAGTTCTCGAACGGGACGCAGTCCTGCTCGGTCGTGTCGAGGGTGTATTGGCGGACGGTCTGGCACCAGGCAGTGCTATCGTTGACATTTCCTAGGCCGAATGGTCTTGATTGCCAGTAGGTCGTAGCTGTCGCGGAGATCAGCGTTCCGTCGCCGCCGTGCCGGCCGGCGCAGCCGAACGGCGACGCCGTGAAGCCGAAGCCGGTCGGCGTCAAGGTCTGCCGCTGCGCCAGCACCGGGACCGACACCTCAAGGACGCTGGTTTCCTGGACCTGCGGGCCGACAAACTGCCGCTGAAAATCGTTCTCCATCCGGCTTGTGGCGATGTGATTCACCTCGCGCCTGACGCCCGGGGTGCAAGTGTCGTTGCATCCCTCGGGGCGCCCGTCCGTCACGTCGTAAATGACGGTGCCTTCGTCCCCGCCGCACACGACGGAGTAGTCGGCGAACGGCTCGCCTCCGCGGAACGACCCGCGCGTCGTGTAAGCCACACTGTATGAGCAGTTGTTGGCGGTTGGCGTCACAGTCCACGCCGGTTCCTCTACCTGCTCGGACGGCCCAAACGTCGTGATGGTGGCCGTTTCTTCAACAAACTCGTTTGGTTGAGTGTTCGACCCACGCCCCATCGCCACCCCAACAGAACGCGGCAGCCATTGAGTGTCCATCACGTTGTTTTCGTCAATCGTTTCAACTAGCTCTGACTGCAGCGCGATCCGTGCGCCGCTGGTGTCGCCAGTCAGCAGGAAAGAAGGCGCGCTGCCCCACTTATTCCCAGGCACATAGGTGCCGCCGTAGCCGTCGTCCAGAGGGTCGGCAATCTCGTCCATCGGGTCGTGTCGCCAGTATCCGCCATAGGCCTGGTCCTTCAGCCGCCACGGCGTCGGCTTCACGACCTGCTCGCCGAGCTCTTCCAGGTGGAAGTCGATCACCACCTGCTCGATGTCGTCCGGGCAGCAGTTCACGCAGTAGTTACAGCAGACCTCGCACCCGAACAGCATCCCCACCGGATACATGCCGGCGGCGAACGCGACCACCAGCCACAGCGGCAGCGCCGACGGATCGGACGCGACGGCGGCGAGGAAGGCGAACAGTTCCATCAGCACTCCGCCGCGATGAGGTAATACGATCCATTCGCGCCCTTCATCAACGCTACCCACTTGTTCGCCGCGACGGTGCCGAACTTGTTCACGCAGCCGGTGAGCGTTTCGGTGGGGCTCGTCTGGGTCTCGCTCGGCGGCGTGCCCCCCTCCCACAGGTTGATGTTCGCGAGCGTGCCCTTGTTCCAGGTCGCCGAAGTCTTGCCGATGCGGACCGGCTCGCCTTCGCCGTCGTCCGACGGCGGGGCGCGGAACTTCACCGGCGGCTGATCGCGGCCGCTGCCCTCGTAGGCGCGGGTCGCCGCGGCGATCCGCCGGGCCGCCCCCTCGGTGAACTTCACGCCGGCCATCAGGAGCTGCCCTCGGGCATCAGGTGCGGCGCCCCGAAAATGGCGTCGAAGTCGGCCACGTCGTACACGTCGGCCCCTTCGCCGTCGTTGATCACGGCGGGCTTCGTGCCCGGCGGCTGGGCCGTGCCGCCCGAGTCGAGGGCGACAGGTTGCTTGACGGCCTTGCCGTCGTCGGTCGTGATCGTCCGCTTCTCGCCCGACCCGGTAATCTCCATGAAACCCACGTCCCAAGGCATCAGCTTCCAGGTCGTGGGGTCGTAGCGGAACTCCCACTGCGCCTCGATGTATTCGAGCACGCCGCCGTCCTCGCTGCCGTCGAGCCGGTTCGTCGTCACCCGTTTCGCACCCTTGAAGTAACACCTCCAGGTCTTCGGGTCGCCGTCGGCCCAGGCGACCTCGTTTACGCGGCCGTCCGCCGCGGAGATGTCGGCGTCGAGATTAGCGTCGTCCGTATAATGCTTGGTGTGCGACCAGGACCGCTCGGGCCGCTCCCGCTCCAGGCCCTCGATCGGATCGTCCGCGGAGTTGGTGATCGTCTCGCCTTCGATGTCGGTGAACGCCGGGACGCTCGTCGAGCCGCCCTGACGCTCCCACGAGTCCTCGGGAATGCCGTTTTCCGTCGGCCGCTTGCCGTTGGTCGGGGTGTAGTACTGCACCGTGAGCATCCACCGCATCCCGTCGCGGCCGACCGGCGAGAGGTCGAACTCCATCGCCAGGAGCTGCGGCAGCTCCCAATGCGGAGCCCCCCACGTCACGCCGATCTCGGTCGAGACGCCGACCAGGATGTCGAGTTTGCTGGTCAGCGGGTCATCCACCCGGATCTGCCACCGCTCGGGGATCTTCAGCGTCTCGCCGAACTTCCCCGAGATCGAGGTCCCTTCGATCACTCGCTGGTAAGACACCCACGCCATGGTCAGAAATCTCCGATGATGTCGTCTATGCCAACGTCGCCGGTGTTCGCGGCGATCTGCTCCAACGCCGCGAGCTGCTGTTCCTGCACGCTGTCGCCGCCCCGCATCAGCCGGAACATCTCGGAGATGCCCTCACTAGACCGGCTGTCGACGCCCTTCAGCGCCTGCGGCTCGACGGCAGCGGCGACGGCGTCCGCGACGCCGGCCGCGGCCCCGGTGCCGGCCTCCTCGATCTGCCCGGCGGATGCCTGGGCCTGGGCGATGGCCCCGTCGAGGGCCGTCACCAGCGGGCCGGCCATCGCGGCGCCGATCGGCTGGCTGTCGGTCGCGAACGCGGCCGCGAAGCCCTCGCCCGACCTGTTGAGACTCTCGGTGATCCCGTCGGAGATGCTGGCGTTGAATGCGGCCGCGCCCTGGACGATCGCGTCCAGCCCCGACGTGTCGAACCCGAGGTACTGCCCGATCTGCTGGGCGATCCGGGCGAGCCCCTCGAAGGCCCCGGAGAACCCGAGGATGATCATCCCGAGCCCGGCCTGCGCCCCGTAAAACACTCCGGACAGGAAGTTCGCGGCCCGGTTGAAGAAGTCCACGACGGACCCCCATTGGGACCCTACCTGCGAGACGTACTCCCAGACCCCGGACAGATTCGAGATCAGCCAGTCCCCGATCCCGGCCAGGAACCGCGCCCCCTGGAGGATCCCGTCGCCGATCGTCTGGCCGATGTTTGCCCCGCCGATGGAGCCGACGAGGTTCGTAAACGTGTCGGCCACGTTCTTCACGGCGGGGGCGAGGTAGGCGACGACCTGGCCGACGACGCCCTCGACGGCCTTCTGGGCCATCGTGAAGGCGTCATTCATCGCCTCCACGTCCTGGCCCTGGGCCGTGGTAAGAGCCAGCCCAAGCCGCTCGGCCTGCTCGGCGGCCTGCTGGATGCCTTCCGCCCCGCCCGCAAACAGCGGCAGCAGCTCGGCCCCGGCCCGGCCGAACATCTGCACCGCCGCCGCCGACCGCTCGGCCTCCGTCGGCAGGGCCGCGATCGCCGACGAGATCGCCTGGAATCGCTCCGCGGCCGACATCCCCGACAGGTCCTCAAGCGACAGCCCGAGCCGTGCGAATCCGGCCTGGGCGGTCTTGGACCCTTGCTGGGCCTTCACGAACGCCACGTCGGCCTTCGTCGCCGCGGCGGCGATCTTGTCCATGCCCACGCCGGCCAGGTCGCCGGCCAGAGCGATCCCGGAGAACTCCCCGTAGGTCATGCCCAGCCGAGCGGCCAGCTTCGACTGACTGTCGATCACGTCGGCCTGGGCCTGGCCCATCGCGACGAGCGAGCGGACGTAGCCGCCGGCGGCCGAGACGATCCCGCCGAAGAACTGCGCCCCCTGGATCGCCACGAGGGTCCGCATTCCGCCGGCCAGCGACGAGACGCTGCCCTCCAGTCGCCGCATCGACGACGCGGCCTGGTTCACGCCCGTGACGAGGCCCGACGAGTTGGCCGTGAAGACGGCCGAGACCTTGCCGATGACCGACATGCTGCACTCCGTTTCTTCAAGCCGGGCAGGCTGGCGAGCTGCTCGGCGATCTCCGCGTCGGTCCTCTTGACCTTCGGCCGGTACTCGTCTCCCACCCGGTAGGTGATCAGGAACCGCTCCTCGTCATGCCGATCGAATCGCCCCGTGAACGCGGAGCGGATCAAGCTGGTCATCCGGCCGGCCTGGAGCCACGGCTGGCCCCAGGGCTCGATCAGATAGAACGCCATCCAGCGCCGCAGTTGCCGTCGGGAGATCCGCCGTTTGAACCGCTCCACGTCCGCGATGCCCAGCTGGAGGCAGAGGCGGTAGGTGAACAGTTCCCAGGGATCGCCCCTCAGGCTTTTTTTTCGTCGTCGATCGCCTCCTCGGTGGGCTCGTTCACCAGCGGCAGGCAGGCCTTCGCGATCTCGTCAATCGTGCGCGGGTCGCTGTTGGCCAGCGCCTCCAGGGCCTCCGCCGTCTGCGGGACCGTCCGCCGGCCGCGCTCGTCGCACAGCATGAGCTGCACCAGCTTCGCGGCGAGCGGTGCGTCCCCGCCCTGGTGCCGGTTGCAGTGCATCCGCCATGCGTCCACGTCGGCGCTCGACGGACTGCGGACGAAGACCTTCCGGCCGAGGCTCTTGATCTCGATCTCGATCGGCCCGCCCTTGATCGCGGCCAGGTCGAGCAGTTCATCGAAAGACAGGCTCATTCTTCCTCCAGCGCGCCCGTGAGCTGGAACGACGCCACGCCTTCCGTCCACTGGTTCACGCGGCCCGAGTGGGAAAAGCTCAAGAGGATCGCCTCTCCGGAGATCGTCGCTCCGGGTGCAGTGAACACGATCGTGCCTTTGAGTCCAGCGTCGGTGTCCGAGAAACTGGGCGGCCCCCGGAACGTGATGTTGAGCGTGACCGGCTCGATCGACGTGCAGTCGTATTCCTTCAGCACGCGGGCATTGGCGCCCGTGCCGAACACCTGGCTGGTGACGTTGGTCGTCTCGTGAACCTCGCCGGCCTTGGCCTCCCAGTCGAAGCCGGTCAGGTAGCCGATCGGGACGCCGTCGAACTCCACGGAGGTCGGTTCCTCCGCGGTGCCGTGGGCCGAATAGAAGCCGGGCATCGCTCCCTCCGATCAGGAGCCGGCCGCCGCGTCCTCGCCATCGATCACTTCCTCGAACGTCGCCGAGCCCTCGACGTAGGCGTTCGTCTTTCGCGACACGCCGGCGGCCGTCACGCGGTAGGTGCCGGATCCGTCGGCGGTGTCAAGCTCGCCCGTGACACCCTCTTCGATCTCGGTGCCCTCGGAGCGGTAGGCGATCGTGAACTTCCGCGGGTCGCGCTTCGGGACGATCGGAGCGAGCAGCATCACCGCCTCCTCGCCGTGGGCGATGTCGAGCGTGGTCATGTCGAGCCGCTCGCGGCTCGGGGCGGACCGTTCGTGCGAGATGTCCATGCACTTGTAGGTGTTGCCGTCGAAGGTGAAGGTCGTGCCGTGGCTGGTGACGAAGTTTACGCCTGGCATGGTCTACTCCTGGTAGGTGATCTCGACCGTGAGCTCGACGGTAAACGTCGGCTGCTCGCGGCCCTCGAGGAAGCCGCTGTCGCCGTCCGAAACGTCGGTCACGAGTGCGGTCTGGATTGTCTCCCCGGCGGCGGTCCCGGCGAACTTGTGGATCGACGCCGTGATCGCGTCGGCGATCTCCCAGGCCTGGACGTAGGAGTCGGCGAACACCACGACCGTAAACGTGGCCACCGGAGACAGGGCGTCGCCGACCGGGATCTCGTAAAGAACGTCCGGCAGCAGCAGTTCCCGGACGGTGCTGGTGCGGGTGTAGACCGCGTAGGGCGGCTCGCCGCCGCCGGTCATCTCGACCGGCCAGGCGGTGACGCCGTCGCTCCCGACGGCGTCCTCGATCGCGGCTTTCAACCAGACGTGGGGCGCGCCCATCAGCTCCTCCGGTAGTTCGGGTTGCTGTTCTTGCCCGAGGCCAGCTCCCGGCCGGCGGCCTCCAAGGCCTTTTTCATCTCCTTCACAAGCAACGTCACGGCCGGGCCCTTATAGGCCGCTTGGAACTTCTTGATGATCTCCCGCGGCGAGATGTGGACGGTGCCCTGATCGAGCCAGATCGCTTTCCGGCTCTCGAAGCCGGCCTTGTAGCCGATCACGCCGTAGACCACGCCGTCCTTGTTGCGGCCGATGTACTTCGATTTCGTGGTGACTGCCCGCCGCAGGGCGCCGCCGCGGCGCTTGAAGTTCGACTTGAACTCCCCCCGGACGATGGTGGACTTGATCGTCTTCGTTCCGCCCTTCGGCGTCAGGTTTTTCAGCACGGGCACGCCCGGACGAAGAACCCGTTTCATCACGGCCTTCAAATGTTTCTTGGCGATGTGCCGCGGTAGCGCGTTGAATCGGCCCATCATGGCGCCGATCTGGCCGTTCATGCCCTGCCAGTCGAGGCTGATCACGTCGCGTTCTCCTCGACCGTAAGCTCGAGCTCCTCGCGGCGGCCGCGCTCCACGACCCCGGCGATCATCAGGATCCGGTCATCGCGCGAGACCCACCGCAGCCGCATGGCCCCGGTCACGCCGGCGACGTAGCGGATCCGGACCGTGGCCTGGAGGTTGCCGCCGATCTGGCCCCGGCGGGCCTGCTCGGAGTAGGTCACGGCCTCGTAGGACCCGTAGACCTGGCGGACAGGCTCCCAGGTCGTGACGCTCTCGCCGGCCGAGTTGCGCGTGGAGATCGGCTCCTGGATCTCGAAGACCTCGGTCAGCAGGCCGGACGGCAGGCGGGCCATGTCACCACCCTCCGCTCCAGGAGCTGGCGGCGAGCAGGGTCTCGAAGGCTTGCGGCAGCTCGGTCGAGGACTCGCTGGCCAGGACTCCGCGATTGTTGAACTGGTGGTCGACGTAGGCGAGCATCGCCGAACGCAGCAGCGGATCGATCGCGTCACCGGGCTCGACGCCGGCCCAGTAGGTCACGACCACCTTCGTCCCGGAGTGGCCCGACAGCTCGATCTCCGCCGGCACCGCGTCGGAGTCGATCTCGTAGTCGTCGCCCTCGGCGAGCTCCTCGCCGTCGGCAGTGACCGTCAGCGGGTAGGCGCTGCCGGTGAGCAGGGGCGGGGCCGGCAGCCGCAGGATGGCCGGAGCGCTCTTCCACGTCGCCCGGTACTCCGTGGCCAGGATCGCGATCCCGAGCCGCTGCTCGACCAGCCGGCGGGCCGTGGCGATCTGGCCCGTCAGCAGGTCGTCGTGCTCGGCCTGGTCTTCCATCAGGCCGATCTGCCGCTTCGCCTCCTCGAGGCTGACCGGCTCCGAGGCCGGGGGCGTGATCACCTTCAGCGTGTCGGGTCGGATCATCGGACCTCCGGCTGGGCGGTGGCGACGGCTCGCTCGACGCGGCCGTCCCGGGCTTCGTCGAGCAGCGGCCGCGACGGTTCGCGGACCGCGACGCCATCTTGGACGAGCCTGTCTGCCAGTCCAGCGGTCGCCTGGATCACCGCGCCTGCCCGGTAGCCGCGGTAGGCCCGCAGGAGGCGGATCGGGTGCTGGCCGGCCATGTCACCCTCCGGAAACGCCACGGCCCGGCGGGCAGCATCCCTGCCACCCGCCGGGCGTCGCGCGTTGGTCACGTTCAGCTACCGGCCTCGACCAGCTTCGCCACGAAGGAGGCGTCGTGGTTCACGAGGCCGAGCCGCTGGAGGCCGCGGTACTTCACGGCGTCGGTCGCGAACCCGGCGTGCTCCGAGGCCGAGATCACCAGCCCGTTCGACTTCACCGCGACGGCGGTCGCCATCGAGAAGTCGCCGTAGAGGGCGAGCGTCCCGGCCGGCAGGCCGAGGCACTTGTAGACCGGGGCGCCCATCACGACCGGCAGGACCCGCTCCCCGATCGTGGTCGACTGCGACACGACCGAGGACTTCATCAGGTGCTCCCAGCCGGCCGAGCTCACGACCCAGGCCGTGTTCATGGCCCGGCTGTCGATCTTGCCGACGACCGACGCCAGGTCGGCGCCGTCGTAGTCGGTGCCCGCCTCGACTTCGTTGCCGGCCGAGATCTCGTCGACCAGGCCGTCGATGCCCTTGGCGTTGTCGCCCTGGAGCCAGACCTCGTCGACCTTCTTCGCGATCGCGAGGCCGAAGCGGTTGGCCGCGAGCTGGGCGAGGTTCACGACCGCGGACGAGTCCTGGATCAGCTCGTTCGAGAACGAGATGATGCGGCCCATCTTGTAGAGCGGGATCGTGACCTTGTCGGTCGCGGCGTCGTCGTCGGTCACGGACTCGTGCTCGTCGAACCACTCGGCGGCGATCTCGCCGATCGTCGGGATCTCCAGGGTGTGGCTGGAGGTCGTGTAGACCTGCGCCACCTGGAGGCCGACCGACTGGTAGCCGAGCACGTCGATGTAGCCGCGGAACAGCTCGGGCGACACCAGCTCGGCGCCGGTGCCGTCGTAGGTCGGCGAGGTCTCGCCCATCGCGCGGGCCTCGGCCATGTCGCCGCGGGCCAGCGCCCGGAGGAACCGGCCGGCCTTCTCCGCCGCCTCGACCGTGCCGAAGCCGCGGAGGCTCTTGCCGGGGAGGACGTGGATCGCGGGGCCGCGCCGCTTCTCGGCCTTCTCGACATCCTTGCGGCTGTCGCTGTCGCTGGTGGCGTTGATCTGCCGCAGGGCGGCGACCTTGTCGTCGAGGGCCCGCTCGGCGGCGGCCTCCCGGCCCACGACCTCGGCCCGGGCCGACCGCTCGGCGAGCCGCTCCTCGATCTTCGCCTTCTCGGCGTCGTCGGCGGCCGGCGCGGCCCGGAGCGCCTCGATCTCGTTGGCGATGTTGGCGGCCTCGTCCTGGAGCGCGAGGTACTTGGCGGACGGCATGGTTCGGATCCTCGTGGGGGTGCGGATGTCCTTCGACGCCTCGCACGATATGAGCGGCCCACGATCCGGCGAACTTCGCCGCGTCCTACGGTAGAACGGTTTTTGACGCGGTCGGGCACTTGCCGTCCGGGCACCGCTCCTTCACGCCGCCGTCCTTCCGCGACCGCTGGCACCGCTCGCACGGGCAGCGGCAGACCTGCTCGACGCGACCGTCGGGCCGCCAC